GTTGCATGACTTGGCTTGGTGGTTGTTTAGTTCTTACAACTCCACCAGGTCTTGTCGTTAATAAGTCATCCATATTAACCATACCATCCATGATCGCTACTCTGTTGTTATTTGTTAAATACATATTGTCTAACAACTGACGCATTACTGTAGATTTCATTAATTGAATATCTTCAACTAATTCAGAAATAGATCTACCATAAAATCTATGTGGCATTGGAATAGGTGTAATAGAAACAAATGGAATATTATCACAAGGTTCATTAGACAACACAGCATAACCATCATCACCTGCTGATATAATCTTTCTTAACTCTGCTATACCATCACCATCGTAATCATATTTAATATAAGATTCATAAATTAAAACTTTTTCTGTTGACTTATCTGTTGGCGTATTCATTTGATAGTCATCAATATTTTTTGTTCTTACAATTTTTTCATCATTGTAAATATCTATGCTAGACGCTGGTAAGCTATCTACTTCATCTTGAGGAAATCCCATTTCAACAATTTGTGATCTTGTCATTAAAACTTTATGAGAAACAAAGTCAGCTTCATCAATAGTTTTTGCTGTACGATTAATTAAAAATTCTTCAGGGGGTATGGATTCAATTTTTACTTTTCCTGTTTTGGATATTCTTTTAATTTTACAATTATATAAAACAGGGTCAGGAAAATTAATTTCTGAAATATCTAATCCTTGATCTTCAGCTTGTTCTTTAGCCATTTCAATTTGTTCGGCTGCTACTGTATCTTCAATCTCTTCTTCTTCTACAACTTCTATTTCATCTTTAGTATCTAATAGAGCTTCTTTTTCGGCTAAAGTTAAATTTTTATAAGTTTCATGTTCTACTCTTTCTTGCTCATCAAAATAAACTTTTAAGAAACCATTTTTTTCAATTAAGGCATCTTTAAAAAAATTATATAATAATTGAAATCCTGAATTTTGTTTGTAGAAAACATGATTAAGATAAGCTGTGGCTTGATCTGCTAATTGAACATCTTCGCCTGTTACTGGTTCGCATCTTACCACTTTGTCAGACGCTGTAAAAACTCTCAGTAGGTTTGGCAAGATGGATTCAATAGTATCGGCTACATCTGTTGACACCACTTGTGATCTGCCGTCAATCTCTGTGCCAAGTTTATCGCCTAAATAATATTCTAAAGATTTTCTTCTTGAGTCTGATAACTCTCCACCTAAATAACCAAGAGCATTATTAATTTGACCACTTAGAATGCTTCTAAGTTTAGGATCTGAAATTTCTATGATTTTTTTCTTTGCCATATTAAACTATGTAATTTGTATTAACGCTAATTGGTTTTTTCCAATCACTTCTTTCTATAGGTTCTACTACAGCTCCGTATCTAAAGCTATCACAAAAGTGAGATGCCCAATTATGAACTGGTCTATTTCTAAAGCAGTTATTTTTGCTATCCCAACGCTTACAATAGCTTTTTAACGCTTCTACAAGCATTTTGCAATTACTTTTATGGAAATAACATTTTGGAAGCAATCGTCTTGATTGTTCTATGCCGTCTTCAATACTCAACTTAGGAGCAACTTCAAATTCTATGCCTAGCTCTTTTGCCGTTTCCCACCTAGATTTATTAGTGCCAATCTCTCTAACCCTAATATCATGGGGTGCGATATGCTTTGAATAAGTATAAGGTTTCTCATCTAGCACATTGGCATAATGCTCTAATCCCTCACTTGAGTTCTCATAACAATCTATAATTCTAATCTCATTATCTCTTCTCTGTGCGAAAGTAATTACTGTGCTATCATTCATTCCTAAATCCCACCAAGTTTCTACTTCCAAATTAAGGTCTATTTCAAAATCTCTCACCTTATTTTTCTTTTCTAAATCTTCCATAATACTGCCATAATAACTGCCGGACACTCCAGCTTGAAATGAGCATTCAAACTCTTGTTCATAAGCATCTACGGACATTGTGGCTTTAGCAGCATCTAATTCTTCTTGGGGTATGATCTTGGTTTCACTAGCTTTAAACTGACAAGTAAACCAATCTTTTGTTTCTTTAGCTCTTTGATGTAAATCAAAAAACCAATTACGACCCATTGGCGTACCTATAAAAATGGCGAACCCTTTTCTATCTGACAGACAAGGTCTTAAAATAGTATCAAACATATCAGGAGCTATATTTTGGGTTTCATCCACTATCACTCCATCAAAGTATTGACCTCTTATTGCCGAACTATTCTCAGCACCTATGATTTGTATTCTGGAATTATTAACAGAGAAATCTACCCTCAGTTCTGATTCGTTAAATTTAGTTCCTGGTATGGCAGCAGAAAATTGTTTCATATAATCCCAAGCTGTAGATTTTCCTTGTAGTCGGTATGGCGAAAGAAAGGCGTATCTGGGATAAGGTTTTTTATTAGTAAGTGCAGCTTTAATTAAGTGATTAATAGCGAAGACAGTTTTGCCACCTCTTCGGTGAACGATGATTACATTGAACCGGTTCACATCGCATTTTTTGTGCAAAAATTTTTGGATTTCTCTTGGTTTGTAAGGAATGACGATTTGTTTCATTTTAAAACAAAACCCCCCTCAATTCTTTGTTTGGCAATATCAAAATATTTCTCATCTTTTTCAATACCTATGAACTTTCTATTAAGGTTCTTACAAGCAACACCTGTTGATCCAGATCCCATAGTAAAATCTAAAACAGTATCATTTTCATTAGTATAGGTTTTTATTAGATATTCAAGTAAAGCTACTGGTTTTTGTGTTGGGTGTAGTTTACTTTTTTGCTTATCTGTTGCAAAGTTAATCACATTTCTAGGGTATCTCTCTGTACTGTCGTAACCAGTAAGTTCATGCTTCCCCACATATTCAGGTTTCTTACAGTTTTCCTTAGACTCTGCTGAAGATACTTTTCTTTTATGACCTTTTGTTTTTTGATAATTATAAACTGGTTGATTGTTATAGAATACTAAAATATTTTCGTATGCTCTCATTGGTTGCTTCTTAGCATTAAGATGACCAGTAACTGTTGATTTCTCCCATATCCAATCATATTTATAATTATTAATATTACTCATTCTTAAAGCACTACTAAATGGTTCACTACCAAATAAGGCAATACAGCCATTATCTTTAATTACTCTTTTTAGTTGATTCCACATAGGTTCAAAAGGAATTACACTATCCCATTTACATTGGGTTGTTCCATAAGGTGGATCTGTCAGGACTAAATCAATATTTTTATCAAAAATTTTAGGAAGTTCGTCTAAGCAATCGCCTAAGATTAATTTATGGTTTGACAAACAAAAACCCCCTAGTGAAGAGTTTGTTTTGGATTATCCTCATAAAGCATTTCGTCTATGGTCATCTCTTTTAAATAGTTAGAAAAGTCTTGAGCTTCTTGTTCGCTTTCAAAGCCATGAAAACTAGAAATAACTATTGGCTTTCCTGAATTGGGATCTTTCATAATTAAGATCATTGTTTTTAATAAGAGATTATCCATTTTGTTTGTTTATACCTTGTATCAATATTTATCTAACGACAAAAGTCAAAAATGGGGTATGCCAATATAAAACCCCCCATATGTTGTGTTTAACTCCTGGAAAACCACTAATTATTACTAACGATAATTAAACGTTACCGATAACAATTAATTATCGGAAAGATTTAGTTCTTGTTTTGTTCTAATCACATATAACTATTGTGTTTTATATGTGCAAGAAATGCAACACCTCTAATGAAATCAACACTTCTAGCTTATTCTGTCTGCCAAGAAATTGACAGAGGTTGTTCCTTATCGCCTTTTATTGTCAGTTCTGCAGCTTTTCCGTATCGTTTTGATGACAATTTACTAGCAGACCATTGACTAGATGCTACTATAATCTTGTAAAGGTTTACTAAATTCTGTCCGGCTTTGCCGTCTATATCTCCTGACTCTATCTTTGCTTCAAGTTCTAATCTTTTATCTTTCAAGTTTGAAAGCTCTAAGTCTATCGCTAACTCTTTTGCTTTCTGATAACGATCCATCAAATCTGAGTCTGCTACTAATTCTTTTCTAAATGAAGTCCAAGTATAATCTATTTCAGGTTTTTCAAATACCTGGCGAATGGTTAAGCCATCACTTAAATAGTCAATAATAAGATCCGTTAATTTCTTTGTGAGTTTTCTAGGTCTTCCAGCCATATCAAATCCTTTCAAAAGTACCCTTTAAACTGTCATAGATAGTTGGTGAGGCGCTAAGAAAGGGAATAAGTAGCGCCTACACCGATGTTGCAACATAAAATGC